ATCACAGATATTGAACGAATGGAAGAAGGAGAACAAACAAGACTGAATACAATTCTGTCTAACCTAGAATCTATTCGACAGCACGATGTTGAGGTTGCAAAAATTCGTGCCTCTATAAAAGAACTTGAGACCTTTACTTCTCAGTTAAAGAAAGATATTGAAACTTATGAATCTGGTTCAATATCAGATGAGGATAAGGATAAACTTTCTCAATTGAAAGGACAGATTAAACTAATAGATGAACAAAAATCTAAGTTAAATGAAGATAAGTTTTACAATGATGTTGCGAGAAATCTTCTACAGGATAGTGGTATCAAAACTAAGATTGTGAAACAATACTTGCCAATTATGAACAAATTGGTAAACACATATCTCAGTTCTATGGATTTTTATGTGAACTTTAATATTAATGAAAACTTCCAAGAAACAATCAAGTCTCGTTTTAGGGATGAGTTTTCTTATGCATCATTCTCAGAAGGAGAAAAGATGCGTATTGACCTTGCACTACTCTTTACATGGAGAGCAGTTGCAAAAATGAAGAATTCGACCAACACCAATCTTCTTATCTTGGATGAGATTTTTGATAGTTCGTTGGATGGAACGGGCACAGATGACTTCTTAAAGATTCTGAATACATTCCACGATCAGAATGTATTTGTGATTTCTCACAAACAAGATATTTTGTTTGATAAGTTCAGAAGTGTAATACAATTTAAAAAAGAAAAAAACTTTAGTAAGGTGGTATAATATGAAGCAAAGTGAAAGATTTTACGAACTGTTAGAAGAGATGAAAAAAACACATGATGCAAAGCGACATGACTATGCAAGTGTGGAAGATGTATTCGCAAACTTTAGACATTGTGAAATCGCTGGTATTCCAGCATGGAAAGGTGTTGCAGTTCGTATTAGTGATAAGTTCAGTCGCATTATGGGATTTGCAAAAAAAGAAAAACTAGAAGTCAAAGACGAAAGTATTAAAGATACTTTGGTTGATTTGGCAAACTATGCTCTGATTGCATTAATTCTATATGAGGAAGATAATGGGAAAAAGAAGTGAATTTGAAAGAATACCTAGAGACTTTTATCCTACACCGTATTCAGCAGTAGAACCCCTTTTACCTCATCTACCAGAGTGGTATAGTTTCGCAGAACCATGTGCTGGTGACGGCAGGCTAATCGACCACTTGGTTAGACATGGTGGGGTGTGCAATCATGCATCTGATATTGAACCAAAAAGAGATGACATTCAAGAAATGAATGCATTTGATTTTAATACAAATACTGGTTACATTATCACCAATCCGCCTTGGGATAGAAAACTGTTACACCCTATGATTGAACATTTTTCAAGTATTTCTCCAACATGGTTGTTATTTGACTCAGATTGGATGCACACAAAACAATCAATTCCCTTCTTGACAAAACTGAAAAAAGTTGTTAGTATAGGAAGAGTTAAGTGGATTGAAGGTAGTAACAGTGTTGGAAAAGACAACTGCTGTTGGTATCTTTTTAGTAATACAGATATGGTTAAACCTATCGAATTTTGGGGAAGAATATGATATATAAACTACTTGAACCATCTACTCCTATTTTGAACATTAGGATGGATGAGTTCACAATTGAAGAATTAAAAGAAAAACATAAATTAACACCATTAGAGCTTCTAGAGAATCTTTCTGGAACAATGGCAGCAATGGGTGGAATTGGACTATCTGCAAATCAATGTGGACTTCCAATTCGTGCATTTGTGATGTATACGGATTTTACAAACAAAGATGTTGCCCTATTCATGAACCCCAAAATTATATGGGAATCAGAAGATACTGAAATCTTCAAAGAGGGTTGTTTAACCTTTCCAGGCTTGTTCCTTAATGTAAAACGTCCAAAGACTATTGAATATGAATATATGGACAAAGACGGTAATATCCAGAAATCTAAGTTTACTGGACTTACATGCCGAATCTTCCAACATGAGTATGACCATATGGAAGGACGCAATTTCACGCAACTCGTGTCTAGGTTGAAACTGGATATGGGGCTGAAAAAAGCTGCAAAAATGAAGAAGAAATTTGAAAAAACCTCTTGACTTTTGTTCTCAGAACAGGTATAGTATATATTGAGAGTTGGGAATGGTTCAAAAAAAAGTTAAAAAAAGTTTTGAAAACATCTTGACTTTGTTGTGAAAACAGTCTATAATGACTATACAAACTGAGAAAAGGAAAATATATTATGGCACATGAACTTGAAATGGTAAACGGACAGGCCCAGATGGCCTATGTTGGTGATGTTCCTTGGCATGGTTTGGGAACTAAAGTAACCCCAGACTTAACGCCGGAGCAATTCCAAAAGGTTGCTGGACTTGATTGGGATGTTGAAAAACAACCCCTATCTACTCCAAACGGAGTAATTGTTCCAAACAAAGAAGCGTTGGTTCGCTCCTCTGATGGTGCAATTCTAGATGTAGTTGGAACTGGTTGGAATCCAGTTCAGAATTCAGAGGCATTTGAATTCTTTAATGATTATGTCCACGCTGGTGATATGGAAATGCATACTGCTGGTTCACTTAAAGGTGGACAAATGGTTTGGGCACTTGCAAAGACAAAAGAGTCTTTTGAGTTGTTCAAAGGTGATGTAACAGATAACTACTTTCTGTTTACTAACCCTCACCAATTTGGTAAGTCTATCAATATTCGTATGACACCTATTCGTGTTGTATGTAACAATACACTTACCTTGTCTCTTTCAAAAGAGTCTGACCAGATGGTTTCGGTAAATCACCGAACTGCATTTGATCCAGATATGGTGAAGGAACAAATGGGTATTGCTCGTGAGAAAATGCAACAATACAAGACAATGGCAGAGTTTCTTGGTAACAAGCGTTACACTGCTGACAATGTAATCCAATACTTCAATGAGGTATTCGGTGCGCCTGCGAAAGAAAAGGTTGACAATGTTATTCCTTTCACTTCTCGTAACGCAAAGATTGCTTATGAAAACTTGGATACACAACCAGGCGCTAACTTTGCTCAAGGTTCTTGGTGGACTGCATTTAACTCAGTCACACACATGACTGATCACTTGCAAGGTCGTGAAGGTGATTCTCGTTTGGTGAGTGCATGGTATGGACGTAACCGAAAGGTTAAGTTGAATGCACTTGATAAGGCTCTTGAATACGCTGAGGCTGCATAAAAAATTTCAGATGGGGGGTTTAAATCCCCCATTTGGAGCATATATAATATTAGGGTGCTGTTCGTAAGTCATCCTGTCAGGCACAAAAAATATACCTACTCTGTGTCGCAAAAACGGTTTTGATAGTTTCCGCCCAAAAAACTATCACTTTATGGGTTGACATTTTTAAATTAATACCTATATAAATAACAGTGATACGCCATAATGGGTATCACAATTAGTATCTTGCTTAACAAAGGAGAAAAACTATGGTAAATACTACTCTTACAGTCGATAACCCTTTTGACAGGGTTCGCACTTACTCTATCGGTTTCGATAGAATGTTTGACAGACTCTTTGATGAGAATGTCGTAACAACAAACTACCCCCCTTACAATATCGTAAAAACTTCCGATGAGAAGTATGCTATTGAGATCGCAATTGCTGGGTTCTCAAAGGATGATATTGAGATTGAGACTGAGGAAAACACTCTTGTTATCAAAACATCTGATAAAGAAGAGGAAGATAAAAACGATGTTGAATATCTACACAAAGGTATTTCTGCTCGTGCATTTAAGCGTTCCTTTAGTCTTGCTGACGATGTGGTAGTCAAAGGTGCGACCTTTAAGAATGGGTTGCTAATCGTTGACCTTGAAAGAATCATTCCAGAGGAAAAGAAACCTCGTAAGATTTCTATCAAGTAAATTGATTGATAAGGGTGGGGAAAAATGTCTTGACATTATCCCCATTCTTTGATATAGTAACAATACTGCGATATCGTAGTATTATATTAAACTTTAATATGGAGACATTATGGGAAGAAAAGCACTGACAAAAAGAGAGAAGGTTTTGAGACTTCTTGAAACAGGTAAAAACATTACTTGGCAAACCATCAGAAATAAAACTGATTTGAAATCACCTAGAGCGATGATTGATACACTCAGAAATGAGGGTAACTGCATCTATGTCAACAAGACAAAAGATGGACAAACTGCTTATAGAATGGGTGAACCTTCTAGAGGCGTTATCGCTGCTGGTCTTAAAGCACTATCTGGTTCTGATTACTCATATCAGAGCTAATCTCAAAAGAGTAGTGGGGGTTATCCCCCACTCTCACTTTACTTATAGGATGTAACTTGTGAAAGAAATAAACTACAAATATTCAGAAGATAAAATTCTGAAAGAATTAAAAGAGTATATAGATAAAACCTATAATGCTCATTACTCCCACAACAAATTTCAAGCAACAGAATTTATCATGGACAGTGGACATGGTGAAGGTTTCTGTATCGGGAATATTTTAAAGTATTCTCAACGGTATGGAAAAAAGGATGGCAAGAACAGAAATGACTTGCTAAAAGTGATTCATTATGGTATAATGGCACTTCATAATCACGATACAATGGAGAACAATTGATATGAAACTTAGTAATGATACAAGGGATGTTCTAAAGAACTTCTCAACCATTAACCAAAATCTTATGGTTAAAAATGGTAATGTGATAAACACAATGTCAGCAATGAAAAACATTGTTGCAAAAGCAACTGTTCCAGATTCGTTTAATAATGAATTTGCGATTTATGACTTGAATGAATTCTTGTCTGCAATGTCTTTATTCAAAGACCCAACACTCTCATTCGATGAGAAATCTGTAAAACTAAAAGAAGAAGGTGGTGGTAGTTCACTGAATTACTTCTTTAGTGACCCATCAATCGTAACTGCACCAAAGACAGAAATCTCTATGCCTTCTGTTGATGTTGAGTTTACTTTCACACAAGACACGTTCAATGCAATTCAAAAAGCATCTGCTGTTCTTGGTGTGCCTGATGTAGTTCTACAAGGAACTGCTGGTGGTGATATCAACCTTACAGTAACAGATCGTAAGAATGACACTTCAAACGACTTTGCTATCAAGGTTGGTGATAATGCACCCGCCGACTTCACATATTTTTTCAAGGTTGAAAATCTTAAACTTCTTTCTGGTAATTACAAGGTAGAGGTATCATCTAAGGGAATTTCGCATTTTGTAAATACGAACAAACCTATTGAATACTTTATTGCTCTCGAAGCAGCCTAAACCAGAAGGAATATATTATGAATGATGTGATGTTGTGGGTGGAGAAATACCGCCCGGCAAGTATTAGTGAGTGTGTTCTCACTGATGATTTGAAAAAGACTTTTCAGACATTTGTAGATGAAGGACATATCCCAAATCTACTTTTGTCTGGAGGCCCAGGCGTTGGTAAAACAACTGTTGCAAAAGCAATGTTGAATGAAATCGGCGCTACTTATATGATGATAAACGGTTCAGAGGAATCGGGTATTGATGTTCTCAGAAATAAGATTAAGAACTTTGCGTCTACTGTCTCTATGGATGGTAATCGTAAATTCGTTATTCTTGATGAGGCAGACTATCTAAATCCTCAGTCCACACAGCCTGCGTTGCGTGGATTTATTGAAGAGTTCCACAAGAACTGTGGGTTTATTCTAACCTGTAACTTCAAGAACCGAATCATTGACCCTCTTCACAGTAGATGTTCTGTTGTGGAGTTTAAAATCCCTTCCAATGACAAACCTAAACTCGCTGGTGAATTCTTCAAAAGAGTTCAGAATATTCTTACACAAGAGAATGTTCAGTATCAACCAAAAGTAGTTCAAGAACTTGTCATTAAACACTTCCCAGATTGGCGTAGAGTTCTAAATGAATTGCAACGATACTCTGCATCTGGAATGATTGATGCTGGTGTTCTGGTAAACATATCAGAAACCAACATGAAGGATTTAGTTACACACCTCAAAAACAAAGATTTCAAAAGCGGTATTCGTAAATGGGTTGCTAATAATTTAGACAACGACCCTTCTCGTATGTATCGTAAAATCTATGATGTTCTCTATGATGAGATTGATCCTTCAACTGTGCCACACCTTGTTCTCGCAACAGCAGACTATTCTTATAAGTCTGCTTTTGTTGCTGACCAAGAAATCAATATGCTTGCATATATGATTGAAGTTATGACACAGGTGAAATTCAAATGAGTTATGAACTAAAAGAATATCTCAACTCTATTAACCTAACAAAAGATAACCTAATGGATGGGGATGACCCCATGTGGGAGAAGAAGTATTCTTCCTATATCATTAATAAGTGCTTAGCACCATTTAATGATACAGTTATGTTAGTTAATGAGATGAATATGCGTCACCACCTCGACAACAAACTACAATACGACTTTTTACTAAATAGTGTTAGATCTATGAAACGGTATGCGCCTTGGGTTAAAGCTGCCAAGTTGAAAGATTTAGAGTATGTAAAAGAGTATTTTGGTTATAGTAATGAAAAAGCTAAGGCTGCTCTTGCGATACTTGATAATGAACAGATAACCACTATTAAAAATAGTTTGAATAAAGGTGGAAGAAAATGAATGAAATTGAATGGCAGCCTGAGAGCATGCTAGAAGTAAAACTAAAAGAACCAGATGACTTTTTGAAGGTTCGTGAGACCTTGTCTCGTATTGGAGTTGCATCTCGTAAGGAGAAAAAACTCTTTCAATCCTGTCACATCCTACACAAACAAGGACGGTATTATATCGTTCACTTCAAAGAGTTATTCGCTCTTGATGGTAAGGATACTAATATTACAGAGAACGATGTTTCTCGTAGGAACTCTATCGCTAATCTACTTGGTGATTGGGGCTTAATTGAGATTGTAGGAAATGCTGAACCTAAAGCGCCGTTGTCTCAAATTAAAGTTATTTCCTTTAAAGAGAAGGGTGAATGGGAACTAGAAACCAAATATAATATTGGCAAAAAGAGAGCAGAATAAGTGGCACAATCATTCTCTAACTTTATCGCAGAAGATATATCTCCTAATCCTAAAGAGGTCGATATTCAAGTTGCTGTTCTAACAAAGGTTAAATCTAAAAAACCAGAGTTAGTTAGTAACATGATTGCAGATTCTTGTAAGGGTATGGGAATAGAATGTCACATTATTAATGTGAGAGAAGCATGGGTATCCAAGAACGACTTGGATAAATCATCCATCACAATTTCTAATGTAGACGGCAAAGATGTAGAGTTTGATATTAGTAGAACAGTCTGCTTCGTGCGGGCGGGCGTGCTTGAGGATGAGATTGGACTTGCAATCTTAGGAACATTTGAAAACGCTGGTGCGTTTAT